CACAATGTCGGTCATAATCCCACGTGGAAACGCGTTCATCTGTGCTGCCGTCAGGATTTGCCCCGAAGTAAATGCTGTGTTTGGTGTTACTGCCATGTTGTGTCTCCTTTAGAAACTTAAAAGGTTAGTAGTTGAAAGAGTACCGAAAATAGCATCGTTGAGGGTGAAATAGGCATTTTGATCTGTGGACTCGTAAACAAATGACACGATATGGCTGCTAGGTGTGATGTTATGGCTAATGCCGGACACAATCAGAGTCTGTGTCTCGGTTGCTGGCGTGCCCACTACAAAGTTTTTAACCACTGTGCAGATACTGGTCATGTCAAGGTTCAACACAATGTTCTGGTCAGTAGCAGATAGCGCTGACATTTCGGTAGATAGCCCCGTAAACCTGAGCACCGGGTTTTTGTATTTGCCGAGCAAATAGTTACCAAGGCCAGCAACTTCTGTGGTGGTGCTGTTAAGCAAGTCCGTCAGTGAATACTGCTGAGCTTGATAAAGCGCAATGCTGGCTGAGTCGCTGGTTTCTTGTTTTGCCCCTGCTGGTGATTGGGTAACTATGTAATTGTAGAGCAGCTCGTCACCAAATTGGTTAATGAGCGACTGGTACCTAAGGCCTGTGCCGTCAGTGTTAAAAGTAGCGCCAGCCACAGGGTTAAGAACACTAGACCTGCCCTTAAAAGTCAGCGTGCCGTTAGCGCTTATAAACAGATAGCCCTGCTCGCTGGTGTTTACAAGCTGCAAATAGTTCAGGCAGTTTGTGTCCTGGCTAATACTGAACGCGCCAAGGGTGGAACTGCCTGTGTCAATAGATCGAGCGCCTTGATAGTTAATCTCGGCAAGGTCTAGCACTGCGTTAATACGTGCACCTGTGGCCTGTGCTGTTGTGGCAACAGCGTTCAGTGATTGGTTAGCAAGCACCGTAAAGTTGTCAGAGCATGACGCGTACATCATGTCTTGGTTGCTGATGTCGTAGTCAAGGTTCCAGTCAGTGATTAGCCCGGTGTAAATCGGTATGCCATTGGCAAGTATTTGTACTGGGCATCGTGGCAACACAAACGGGTAGTAAGGGCTTGCCGTATTAGACGGGTTTAGTATTTGGCTGGCGTTGTCAAAAGCAATGACAGCTGTGCCAGCATTGAACTGGTCTAACTGGCGTGAACGGCCACGGGTAATGCTGACATTCTCAACAAGACTTGTGAGATCAACAAAGGTGACACCACCTAAAGTGCCGCGCCCTGCAGTGTCTAAAACACCATAAAAAGCGTCATTAAGTTGAAAGGGTGTGCCAAAGCCAGTAGTGCTCTGAAAGCCCACCAGCACCTGCATTGTAGGAACACTCATGCTGAGGCAAACACCTGACCACTGCGACGCTGTGCCTTTTGTATGGCAGCAATAATGTCCTGACCAACTTGGTCGGGTGTGCTCACCAGTCCAGCGTTCACTGTGATGTTCATACCCAAGCCACCAGCTTTGTTTAATGGTATAACAGCCTCTGGGCCTGCCTCGCCAATAAGCGCCATAGTTGGGCTAGTCACAATTCCGCCAGTAGCCATTGCTTTATAGTCAAGGCCTGCAGGGTTAGAGCCACCATCGCCGCCACTGTCGCCACCCATACGGCCAAAACTTACAGCGCCAAGTTCGCCAATATCTTTGCCGGGCTTAATCAAGTTAATGCCCTTAATAACCAAGTTAATCATGGTGATAAAAGCGTTAGCCATAAACTCAAAATAGGTGGCAACACCATTAACCACTGTGCGCACTACAGCTCTAAACGTGTCAAACTTTTTGTAGGCCATAACGATGGCAACACCAAGCGCCAAGATGCCTGCAGTGATTAGCACTACTGGGTTTAATGCCATGGCTGCATTAACTAAAACAATGCTGGCAGCCATAACACCAAAGGCTGCAGCGACAGCTGTGATCAGTGTTGGGTTGTCTTGTGCCCACGTGGCAAACGATTGAAGCACTGGCATGGCTTTTTCAAGAATTGGCAACAGTGCAGCGCCTACACCTTCCTTTGCTTCACCAAGGGCAACACCTAAACGTTGCATAGACCCAGCCGCTGTGTTGGCAGAGTCTGTAGCTGCACCACCAAAAGTGACAGCCATCTCAGCCATGACTTCATCCATAGACGCGCCATCTTTAATCATCTGGCGTAACTCGGGAGACAGTTTTGCTAGGGCGGTCATGTTGCCGCCATACGCCTTTTCCATAGCCTTAGTCACAGTCTCAAGGCTGATGCCTTTTGCAGCTGCAACATCCATAGCAAGAGTGGCAGCCTTTTGGGCTTCCTCAATATCCATAGTTGCCCGGACGAGTCCAGCCATCGACGGCCTCAAATCGTCATCGGTCACGCCCTTTTGTTTACCTGCCGCCGTTATAAACGCTTCAACACCAGCAATCTGTGCATCAGTGGCTGCAGTGGTTTTTTGTAGTTGACGCGCCAACATCGCCTGTGCTTGCTCATCTTCCATAGCGCCCTTGACAGCATCACCAAGGCCAGCAACTAAACCACCAAGAGCAACGGCAGCGTATTTGTTGGCTTTGCCCAGCGCATATTTCGCTTTGGCTTGCGCGCCTTCTAAGTCCTTAAAGCCTTTTTCGGCTTCCTTTAATCCCTTGCTGTTGAATTGGGTAACAATCGGTAGGTAGATAGCCATTAGCCAGATGTCCTTGCTTGTAGTGCGCGGTTAGCGTCAGCGATAACTTCATCCACAGCGCGCATAATGTCAGCAGTGCCTTGCTCAGCAATGAACGCTCGAGAACGCCACAAGCCGCGCTGAGGCTTGCCAAAAACATTAGTAAGCAACTTAGTAAACTGCGTATTGTTCCTTGTGCCAGCCTGTGAGAACAGTGCCCCAGCTGCATCTTTTTGCACCAGCGTCACTAGCGGTGTTATGCCTGCACCACGAGAACGGCCACCCACCATGATCTGCACGCCTTTGTCCACTTTGGTTTTGTCGTAAGCCAGACGGGCTTTGCCCTTTTTGCTTGGTGCCATACCGTGGATGACAGTGACGCCAATCTCGGCTGGGAATTGAGCCCGGGCGTTCTCGAGCATCGCTGGGCTACTGGCCTTAATTTTGGCGGCAGCTTTAAAGCGCGCTGACTTGTCTAACTTGCTCAGCTCAGATAATGCCTGCTTCAAGCCTGTAATTTCGGCAGTAGTTTCAAGGCTCATGACTTTCGGCTTTCGTTTAACAGCTTAATCGTGGTGTTTAGATCAGCAATGTCAAACTCTACAGCAGGTGGCCACCAGCCTGTGGCTACTAGGAGACTTGCTAGGGAATGGCGGTAGGTTCCGCTTGGGTAGGGTTTGCGGGATCATTGTCCACCACTTCCAAAGTCACTAAGCGTTTAATGAAGTCGTCTAGTACTACGGGCACTGTGATGCCAGCAACTTTAGATGACTCATAAGCCATAAAGGCTAAGTCCTCAATGCTTATGCCTTGCTCACCTATCGTGCTTGACTTGCGCTTGTATTTGCGTTCCCATTGCACAATGACGTACAGACTGGTTGAGACTAGATACGGGCCTTCGCCAGTATCCACGTTCAGAGTTAATTTCATGTCGGGTTCCTTTGGTTATGGGGCTGTGATATCTCGCACGTAGGTGCCGCCAATAAACGATGCTGTGACCATACTAAGCTCGGCCACAGAACCTGTTATCGGTGTAAAATCAACTAATTGCATATTGGATATCACGTATTCTGGATTACTGGCAGACTCTGTGACACCTGATGGCGAGATGGTTAGCTCAGTAGTTCCTGTGCCAAGGTTGGCAAACAATGTGGCTTCAACTTCGCCAGCACCATAAGAAAGATACATTTCAAGCTCTACAGATACGGTCTGCAAGCCCGGCACGAAACGATGGCCTGTGTCACCAAAAGCGGTGCTCTCAAGGCTGTCCACGCCGACTGTGACTGTAGCGCTGCGGCACTGATCAGTTAAATCAACTTTGGCACCACCAGTGGTAGGCGCAAGGTTTACGGTTGGGTTAGTGAGGTAAGTGCTTGTGGCCACGTTGGTTCTCCTGTGTCAAACGGTGCCGGGTGCC